TTTCTCTAACAAAATCACTAGGATCATACTGATTATAGTTTACTACTTTTGCTGCTGACTTTCTCTGATCTTGTATATTAGAAAAGTAATCTCCATAACCACCCAAGGCTTCTTCAGAGCTGTCGTACTGTGTACCAACACCAAAGTCTAAATCAGGTATTCCCTTATATGCGTTTAATGTAGAAACAGTAGAGGGAAAAGGATCTGCATTTAGAGAAACAACTTCTTCTTCTATTGGATAGCTAGTGTCAAGTAAACTAGGACTCATTAGCGTTCTCTCTGTACGTTTTTAGTCTTCTCTACTGTACGCATAGCACCTAAGCCTAACATACCCATGAGTACAGTAGTAAGCAATGAGCTGTCAACAGCAGGAACAGTAAACCAGATACTTAAGATAGGAGAAAGGATAGTAGAATAGACTAACGCGAAGCAACATGACCATCCCACGGCTGGACGCCAACCAGCTACAAATAAACTCTTGTGTGCTGCCTCAGTCTTGTTGACCTCTAGCTGACCCTTAAGTAATTCTTGAGCATGTTTCTCAGCCATAGTAGATAGTTCATAGGCTATTTGGTTTTTCTTATCTTTATCTTCTATGAATTTATCTAAAAGACCAGTCACTGGCCCTATCAAACTATTTAAAATACTCATATATTATACACTATTTAGTCTTGTTTGTCAAGTTGTTTCTCACCATGCACTAGTTTCTGCACAGTGTCAGACTCATATATTCTTAAAGCCATCCATACGATAGTCAATAAAGACGCTGTAGGTGGTAACCAAGCTGCCATTGTTAGTAAAGCTGTAGAGGCTGCTGCTACGTCTATTGCTTGTTTAGTTTCTTCAACCATTACATACGTCCTAGTATAGTAAATATAACGTAGACTGCTGCGCCTATAGTGGGTACAGCAATTAGCGCAGTGCAGATGACAGTAAAGAACTCAACCATCTGTTGCTTATGTTTAGCTTGGAGATGAAGTTTATCTTTCTCCTCCTGCGCCCTAGCGCGTTTACAGTCTGATTGGAATTGTAACCAGTCATCATGCATGTTGGGTCTACCTGCGTAAATCATAACTTCTCGCAAGTGTGCCTCTTGTTCCTTCAAAGTCTCCAAAGCCATGAATGCTTCCATGTCAGACTTACCACCTGTTTTATTAGCCTTCTTAGCGATGGAACTTTTGGAATCAAAGTAGCTTGTGACTTGGTTGGCTACACTGTGCAGTTCTTGACCATTACTTATTGCGTTCTTGATTACACCAAATGCCGCATTAGCGACAGCAATTTCTGCAAGCATAACTCACCTCAGTTATTGTCAAACATAAGACAGACCTGCTGTAATAGCTGCGTTAAGCGGAGCCATGTCTTCAGTTGTCCAGTAGTCTTTTGTGATCATAATCTGTAGATGTCTTACGTTACGGTCTACACAATTAGCAGGTTCAATATAGCCTGTATCGTCAGCAACAATAGCATTAATAAGGTCTACGCTTTCTAAAGCCCATGCGTACTGTTGGGCTGGAGTAGCTTGAGTAATCATTAGTTATTCTCCAGTTCTGCTACACGAGCAGTCAGCTCTTGAATTGCTTTAACTAGTATAGGAACTAAGTTACCCGCACTGGCTTCTAGTCTATCTACGTTATCTTCAAGTACAAGATTAAGTACATCGTTCTTGCCATCTACAGCCTCAAGCAACTCCTGTGCAATAAACCCTTGCTCTACGTTACCGTCTTTAATGTTACCATCACGAGTCTCCCACTTAAACTGACGAGGCTGTAGCGTGTTAATAAAGTCTAGACCATAAGGCGTGTCAATAATGTCAGTTTTATCTCTACCATCCGACAAAGAAGTAATGCTGGTCTGGTTACAACGTAGTGTAGTTATATCTGTACTACCTAATGTAAACTGATAGCTAGTAGTAGCAGTAGAAGGCTGTGCGTTATAACCTATGCAAGTGTTTTGCTCGCCTGTAGTTACTTGACTACCTGCTCCGTTACCTACAAATGTACTGCTAAGCCCGCCAGTAGTGCAGTTCAGGCCAGCACCCCAGCCTACAGCAGTACAGAAGTTAGTAGCGTTACTATTTTGTAAAGCATAGATACCAACAGCTACGTTAGCTATACCTATTACAGAAGTCTCTAATGCTTTATAACCTACAGCCGTATGGCCGCTACCAGTAGTTAAACTCTTACCTGCGTCAGCGCCTACTAAAGTATTTGTAGAACTTGCAGAAGCTAAGACAACACCTGCATTAGCACCTAGCGTCACATTGTTTGTGCCTATAGCATTATTAGCTGTTAAGTCTGCACCTAAAGACACAATAGCGTTGCTGTTGTTTTTGGTGTATAGCTTTCTATCTGTGACGTTTACCGCCAGCTCACCCTGTACTAAGTCACTAGCAGAGGGAGCAGCTCCTCCGGTACTAGAGTTTTTTGTTATAATCTTAGTCATGTTAAGTTCCTAAAGTCGGACGAGTCTCTGGAAAATCAGAAGTTGACGGCCAGTCACGCAATGCAGTCCTGTATGTCAGGATGTTATCTCGGTTAGGCCAGTCTGGAGTTTGTGCTGCTGTGTCTGAAGACATGAGTTCCATGTCACGCCACTGTCGTGCAGTTTCTTCTGCTGTAGGTTCTACAGGTGTAGGCGCAACATAAAGTTCATAGTGTTCAAAGTTAGCTTCAACAAACTCAGCATCAGCACTGATGGTATTTGTAATGTTGCCATCAGCATCTTTAATATTATATTTCATTTCATATCTCCTTACGGTATGTACTGGATAACAACGATACCTTCACCGCCATCGCCACCTAACGCCATTGAAGCGTTGTTTCCGTTTTTAGCTGAACCTCCACCAGCACCAATTCCTCCGTTTCCTCCGTTAATCTGTCCATAAAGATTTCCTCCCTTGGCGTTGAAAGAACCTCCAGAAAGAGGGCCAGCTTGAGATAATATTACACCTGACGAACTGTCTCCATTTTGGTATGCAGCTTGACCCGCTTTCCCTCCTGCTAATTGACCCATAGTTGAAGACCAAAAATCTCCAATTACGTCACATTCCCCTGCAAAATAGGAACTAGCGGTAGTACCGCCTTGCTGACCAGTTCCTGTAAGCCCTACTGCCCCGCCACCACCGTAGAAGAGGCCCGCACCCCCCGTGTTGTTTACATCCCCGTTAGAGGCCGTGCCACCTGCGGGAGTTCCTGAGTTTACTGCTCCACCTTCGCCCCCGTTAGCAGTTAAGGTTGCAGAAAGTCCCGTACCTGCTACCGTTGAATTACCTCCATTAGTGGCGTCAGCGTTGCTAGTACCCTCACCGCCAGCACCTACAACAACAGTAAAAGAACCAGATGTAGTAACTGCTAAAGTGTTTTTCTTGCAGTACCCTCCAGCAGCCCCAGACCGTCCAAGCAAAGAAGTTCCAGCACCGCCACCACCAGCACCAATAACGTGTATGCAAATATTACCATCCTGGGGAGGCACAAATGTCTGGGACTTGCTTAAAAATATTGTAGGGAATGACGCAGAGCCACCCCCGCCACCAATAAAGTCTGTAAAATTACTCATGCCATTACCCATCCGCGTGTCGCGTCTGCAAATATGAATTGAATTGAAAGGTACTCTTTGTCCAGTGTCATATCAGTGCCGCTAGACATGATGTTGCTGCCGTTACGACCAACCACTGTATTGACAAAGTTACCTACAGTTATCAGTACCCGCTGACCAGCCGTAGGTGACGCAGGTAGCGTTATGGTCTGCCCTGCCGCGCTAACGTATACATGCGTGTTGACTGTGGCTGTTAAGGATGAGGCTGTAGCTACTGTGGCGATGCCTACGGCTATGGGGTCAGAAGCAATCACACCAGCCTTTACTTTAGTTAGTGCCATTAGCCCACCTCTGGTCTTGTATCTGGGAATCCGTTGATGTATTCGCCATCGTCATTCTTGGCAGGCCAGTCCCGTAGTGCCTGACGATAAACTAGTATAGCTTCAGCGTTTGGATAGTCAGATAC